ATATGGATGGTTTTATGAAATATGACAAAGATGTAGGAAAAAATTGGCACTTAAGATTTAGATTAATAATACAAGAACTAAAAGAAGAATTAGAATTAACACAACTACAATTAGTAATAGCAGAAAGGAAACTAAAAAAATATGAAGACAATAATATTAGGGCCACCAGGAACAGGAAAAACAACAACGTTGTTAAGCTTAGTGGACGAATTCCTAAAGAACGGGATCAGACCTAGACAAATAGGGTACTTTTCGTTTACTAAAAAAGCAGCAACAGAGGCTGCAGATAGAGCAGCAGATAAATTTGGATTAGACAAAGAAAATGATTTACCTTTTTTTAGAACTTTACATTCCTACGCATTTAATCAATTAGGAATGACTAGAGAAAAAATGATGAAGACAGAAGACTATAAAGAATTTGGGCAGAAATGTGGCATACCTATTAAGACAGCAAAGTATTCTGTAGAAGATGGAACATTTAATTCTGACAATGAATATCTTACAATTATAAATACAGCAGCAGTAAAACGTATGGATTTACTAGAATATTATGATTCTAGAAAAAATATATTAGACATAGAACGTAGCACTTTATTTTTATTAGCAGAAGAGTTACAAAGATTTAAGCAAGAAAAAAAATTAAAAGATTTTAATGATTTAATAGAAGATTTTTTGTTAAAAGAAACGCTAAATAAATTTGAAGTATTGTTTATAGATGAAGCACAAGACTTATCTTTGCTGCAATGGGAAATGGTAAGAAAAATTTGGAGTCGTGCAAACAAAACTTACATAGCAGGTGATGATGACCAAGCTATATTTAAATGGGCAGGAGCAGATGTTGATCACTTTATAGCACTTAAGGAAGAGGTGAATGACATAAAAATTTTAGATCAATCTTATCGTATACCTGGTGGACCTATACACGAGCTATCACAAAATATTATAAACAAAGTACAAAATAGATTTGATAAGCAATATAAGCCAAGAGAAGAACAAGGATTATTAAAAAGATATTCTGATATAACACAAGTAGATATGAGTAAAGGACAATGGTTAGTGTTGTCCTCTGCTAATTATTTTTTAGAAGATGCAAAAGATTTATGTGAAATACAAGGATGGTACTATCAATACAAAGGTATGAACTCTGTATCTTTAAAATTATTATTAGCATTAAATAATTGGGAACATTGGCGTAAGGGTGAACTATTAAATCATTTAGAAATAAAAAATATTTATGAATATTTAGGATCTAATGTATTAGTTGGTTTTCAAAAAGGTAAGACATTACATTCTGATGGGAAATACACATTAAAAGAATGTCAAGAACAACATGGATTAGCAACTTCTGCAGTTTGGTATGAATCTTTTGAAGGTTTAGATCCAATGACAGAAACTTATATTCGTAATATGAGGGCGAATGGTGAGCAAATAAATAAAAATCCTCGTATTAAAATGTCAACTATACACGCAGCTAAAGGAGGAGAAGCCGATAATGTTTTATTAATGCAAGATCTTACAGGTGCAGCACTAGAAACTTTTAGTCATGACCCGGATGAATTACATAGACTATTTTATACTGGAGCAACGAGAGCGAAGCGTGAATTGCATGTGCTAGATCCTAAAAATTTTGATCGAGCTTATATAATATGAATAGAAGTAGAAGAGGAACTTTATCAGAAAAAATAGCTATTTGTTATTTTGTAGAAAAAGGTTTAGATGTTTTTGATTCATGCCAGTGTACAGGTCCTGTAGATTTAATAACTTTTAATCCTGACACAGGACAAATAAAATGTTGGGAAGTTAAATCTGAAAATTTTAGATTATCTGGGCCTAAAAAAGGTAATCCAATATCAAGAATAAGACGCAACAAAAAATTTACTAAAATTATTAATATGATTTATATAAACAAAGAAGGAAAAATAAGAGAGGGTAAAAGAAAATGACAACTAAAGATATATTTAAAAAAGCAGCATACGACTCATTAGAAAAACAGGTAGGCGGGAAACACTATAAAAATATGAAGATACAACCTGCTGAATTTATTAACGAAAATAAGTTGCTTTTCGCAGAGGGCAACGCTATAAAGTATATATGTAGGCACTCTCTAAAGGGGGGCATACAAGATATAGATAAGGCTATACATTATCTAGAAATGGTGAAGGAAAGAGACTACGAATGAGAAGAACGCAGATACCGCTATTCGCACCTGAAACTGAGTGGGTAGCACCTCATGAATTAAAAAATTTATCCGGAGCCAAAGAAGTTTCTATTGACTTAGAAACCTATGATCCTGAATTAACTACGTTAGGATCAGGTAATGTAACCCAAAAAGGGCACATTGCAGGCGTTGCGGTGGCCGTAGAGGGCTGGTCAGGTTATTATCCTATAGGACACGAGGGTGGTGGAAATATGGATAAAAAGCTTGTTTTAGAGTGGGTCCAGGACTTGGTTAATCAAGAAAAAACTACCTTTATATTTCACAATGCTATGTATGATGTCTGCTGGTTACGGTCTGCAGGTATAAAAATTAGAGGTAAAATTGTAGACACAATGATTGCAGCGTCTTTAATAGATGAGAATAGATTGTCTTATGCATTAAACACGTTAGCTAAATTTTATGTTGGCATTGGTAAGGACGAAAAAATATTACAAGAAGCAGCTAAAAGTTATTCAATAAATCCCAAATCAGAAATGTATAAACTTCCCGCAATGTATGTAGGTGAGTACGCTGAACGTGATGCTGAAGCTACATTAAAGTTATGGCAAAGATTAAGTGTAGAATTACATAACCAAGAATTAATGGATGTATTTAATTTAGAGACAAGACTATTTCCATGTTTAGTTGATATGAGATTTAAAGGTGTGAGAGTTAATCTTGAACATGCAGATAATTTAAAAAAAAATCTTATGGAACGTGAAACTAAAATTATTAGTAGGATAAAAGAGTTAACAGGTGTTGACGTAGAAATACATGCAGCTAGAAGTATTGCAAAAGCTTTTGATAAATTAAAGTTACCTTATGATAGAACAGAAAAAAGTAATGAACCTAGCTTTACTAAAAACTTTTTACAAAACCATCCACATGAGTTGGCTAGAAGTATTGCAGATGCAAGAGAGATTAACAAAGCGCATACAACTTTTATAGATTCAATTACAAAACATTCACATAAAGGTCGTATCCACGCAGACATAAATCAAATAAGATCAGACCAAGGTGGGACCGTAACAGGTAGATTCTCTATGAGTAATCCTAACTTACAGCAAATTCCAGCGAGGCATCCGGAGCTCGGACCGATGATTAGATCTATATTTATTCCGGAAGAAAATACTAAGTGGGGATCGTTTGACTACTCACAACAAGAACCTAGAATTTTAGTACACTATGCAAAGTTACAAAACTTAGAAGGTGTAGATGAAATTGTAGATGCATACAATGCAGGAGATGCAGACTTCCACCAGGTTGTTGCAGATATGGCAGGTATTGAACGTAAACAGGCCAAAACAATTAACCTTGGATTAATGTATGGTATGGGTAAAAATAAATTAATGTCAGAGCTAGGATTAATGAAAGAATCTGCAGAAAAATTAATAAAACAATATCATGTTAAGGCACCTTTTGTTAAAAAACTTATGGATAATGTTACACGTAAAGCTGAAGACAGAGGTAAAATTAGAACTTTAGGCGGACGTGCATGTCACTTTGATTTATGGCAGCCTACTCAGTTTGGTATATTTAAACCATTGCCATTAGAGCAGGCTAGAAAAGAATATGATGAGCCATTAAAACGTGCATTTACTTACAAAGCATTAAACAAATTAATACAAGGATCAGCAGCCGATATGACAAAAAAGTCTATGGTTGCATTGTATGAAAATGGTATAATACCACACATTCAGATTCACGATGAAGTAGATATTTCTGTTGAGTCTAATGAAAGGGCAGAAAAAATTATAGAAATAATGGAATCTGCTGTTGAATTAAAAGTTCCTAACAAAGTAGATTATGAGTCAGGAAATAACTGGGGTGAAATTAAATAATGGCATATCTTAATGCAAATATACCTGTCATAGAATGCTGTGTCAGGGGCAACTATCTAAGAGATCAAAAAGATTCACACGATAAATATTTTGAAGTAGGAGTATTTGGATTTAGTTCTATTCCAAATAGAGTACCTATGTTTCATTTTTTAATGGAAGATGGTGGTCTATGGTGGAGAGCACCTATCTCAGCATTTTGTACAAAACCTGGAGTAAAAGAACTACCACTTGACGAATTAGTTATGTGGGACAGTTTTAGTTACAATGTAAGTGTTACAACTTTTTATGAATTAGCTGGTGCTACCATGCAATACATATCTAGACGTAAAGTAAAACGTAAAGGTAAGTATCTATTTACAATAGATTGGTGTGCGGGAGATTTTAATGAATTAAATTTTGGTTATGCAGAAAAACCTGACCAGCATAAATGCGGCCATGTACTAGAATTAGAAGATGGAAACTTTGCAATACAGCCTAATAATAGGCTTAAAATGTTTGATGCATCTATGGGTGTAGATCCAAACAAGAACTTGATTAATAGACTAGTAAGCAGTAAGATATACTCCGTAGAAAATTCAGCAAAATGGATTACCGATGAACACGAAGAAGGTAGCTATGATTATAAGCTGAAAAACTTGGAGGAAGACAATGATAAATGAAATTAAAGACAAAGCTATGAACGTATGGCACAACCACAAAGTTTGTGTTCTTGCTGCAGCAGCAGCTTTCGTAATTGGAGCAATTCTTTTTTAATAAAGGACCTTATGCCTTATGAATTTAGTAGATCTGTTAAAGAAAAATATAGTAATGATACCTGTGGTAGCTTCCGTATTAGTCGGGACGTTTACAGGGGTACGTTATATTGTTAATCTTACAGATACTATTAATTCTAATCAACTAGCTATTACGAATCTTCAAAGAGATTTAGAAGTAGCTGAAAAAAATATCACAAATATTAATACAAGACTGTCATCTGCTGAAGCAACATGGCAGATGGCAGAAAATTTATATAGACAATTAGCTGATCAAGTTAGAGAACACAGTTATGATATCAAAGATCTTAACAGAGAAATAAATTATTAAGGTGACCTATGGAGATAGCCAGGATGAATTATTATTTTACAGGTGCATTAATTGTTTTATTTGTGTTGTTATGTTTTATAAAACCTGCACATCCTAGAAATGAGTATCTTAATAATGGTACTAATACTTGTAGTACTGGTGATCTTAGCTTATCAGTCGAACAAAGAGATTCAGAGTACCGTTATAGGCATTTTAATCCCGATAATAATTATACTAGTCCTTCTGATGATAGATCTTTACGTTTAACTTGGAGACACTATTTAGGTTCGGCCTGCACTGATGAATTTAAAGCTGTTCAACAAGAAAATATGGAGCTAAAACAGCAGCTAGAGTTGATGAAAATGTGCGGAAAAGTCAATAAAAACCCTACTTTAATCAACAATCCTAACTTCAAATTGTTAGTTTCTAAATGTTCTGGTATAGTTATTCCTGATGATAAGATTATTAAACCTGATGGAAGTTACTGGGACTCAATTAAAAATGATTATAAAAAAGAAAATCCTGATGTTAAACTTATGGGTGACAAGTTTATAGGACCGAAGAATGATTGATAAATATATTATAAAATTTTGTATTTTTTTAGATAATTTAGTGGCACCTTTAGATAGGATATTTGAAACTAAAAAAAAGAAAAAGAAAAAAAATGTCAAATAAACCACTTAACATCGGAGATGAAGCACGTGTGCAGATGCCGATGAAGACGGTTGCTAGTCTGATCGTGCTCGTTGCAATGGGTGTATTTGCATATACGGAGCTGACTTCAAGGCTGGTGTCATTAGAGACTTCACGTGAGTTATTTGAAAATGATTTACTTAAAAAATCTGAACAGGTTCCAGTGGACCAGGAGCAACATTTTTTATTAGAAGATTTATATAAATCCGTTGAGAAGATGGAAGAGACTCAAGAAATGAACATGACTAACAAAGTTAATATAGAATTTTTAAGAGATCAATTAGAAAAAGCATTAAAAGATATAGAAGATTTAAAAGATAAGGTAAGAGCAAATGGCAACGGGACGTATTAATAGAAAAGTATTAGATCACATCGCACAGATAAATAAAGAAAATAAAGCTGCAAGTTTAGCAAAAAATTTAAAAAAAGAAGTAGAAACCGGCAAGAATGGTACACAAAAATATGTTATCAAGCAAGGTGAAAACAAAGGTAAAACAGTATGACAGAATTAATAGTAGCTTTACTTATGATTGTACACGGAGAGATTAAGGAAGCGCGTATACAACCGACAATGTCAGAATGTTTAAAAGGTAAGAGGGTCGCGAAGCGTGAATCTAAGTCACACATAAAATATCAATGTATAAAGTCTAAAGCAGAACTTGAAACAAATATTGATGGATCTT